TAACGACCGGCAGCACCCTTAAGAACGCAGCTAATCTGCTTTACGGTGTGGATGATAAATAACTCAGTCGGTTACGCTATGGATGAAGATTTACGAGCGCAACGGGAACAGCTTAGAAAGATTCATCTGGCCGCCGAGTCGCAAGACTTTCAAGCCATCGCTACTTTACCAGAAGGCCGTCGTTTACTCAGGCGCTTGATGGGTGAGTGTGGGGTCTTTCAAACGAGCTTCACTGGTGAAGGCTTGACCGCCGCACATAAAGAAGGTAAGCGGGTTATAGGATTATGGGTACTGGAGCAATTTAATAACTGCCCAGATTTATACATACAATTACTTACGGAACAAACTAATGACCGAAGAAATAGCATCGACGACTGAAGAAGTTGCGACTGATGTTGTCATTGAACCGACTACAGAAACCACTTTATTGTCAGCAGAAGCGCCTGAAGCGCCTGCCGAGATAGAGTACACCGACTTCACGTATCCCGAAGGTACAGTGGTTGACGAAACTATCCAGGACGCCTTTAAAACAGCGGCCAAGGAAGCGGGTTTAACCCAAGCGCAAGCGCAACACCTGACAGATATGGGAGGCTTGATGAGAGCTAAAGTAATGGCCGACCATCAAGCTGCACAAGCACAGGTCTATACCGACTGGGCAGAACAGTCACGCTCTGATAAAGAGTTTGGCGGTGCAAAAATGGACGAGAACCTGGCTATCGCAAGCAAAGCGATCAACGCTTTTGCCACGCCTGAACTGAAAGCTCTACTCGACCAGACGGGTATCGGTAATCATCCTGAGATGATCCGAGCCTTTTATCGAGCAGGCAAAGCAATGTCAGAAGATAACTTAGTACCTGGGGGTAAAGGCCCAGCCGCTACGTCATCACTGGCTGATCGACTTTATCCACAATAGGAAGTAAATAATGGCAACTTTAGCAACTGGCGCTTTAACATTGGCAGATTGGGCCAAGCGTCTTGACCCCGATGGCAAGGGACCTGCGGTAGCAGAGCTTTTGTCGCAATCTAATGAAGTTTTAGAAGATGCGGTTTTCCAAGAAGGCAACTTGGCGACTGGTCACCGTGTCATCATCCGTACTGGTTTACCGACTGCCTATTGGCGTTCGATCAACCAAGGTATTCCAACCAGCAAATCGACTACTGCGCAAGTAGATGAGTCAATCGGCATGTTAGAAGCCTACGCTAAGATCGATAAAGACTTAGCTTTACTAAACGGAAATACCAATGCTTTTAGACTGTCTGAAGATTCAGCGTTCTTGGAAGCGATGAACCAAGCTCAAGCTAGTACATTATTGTACGGCAACCCAGCCACTGACCCACGTCAGTATTTAGGTTTAGCTCCACGTTATGGCGCTATCTCTGGTGCGGGTAATGCTCAAAACGTCATCGACGCAGGCGGTGTATCAACTAACAATACTTCTATTTACTTAGTGGTTTGGGGTGATAACACTACTTTCTGCACCTTCCCTAAAGGGTCTAAAGCTGGTTTGTCTCATGACGATCAAGGTGAATTGGTTGTTTATGACGCTAACTCTAACCCTTACCAAGCCTTCCAAACGCATTACCAATGGAAGAATGGCTTAGTTGTTAAAGATTGGCGTTATGTCGTTCGTATTTGTAACATCAATACCGCTAACTTGGTTGCTGAATCTGCAGCTGCTGACATTATCAAATTGATGTCACGCGCTTTAGACCGTATCCCTAGCCTTGGTATGGGTCGTCCTGCTTTCTATATGAACAGAACCGTGTACTCAATGTTAAGAATACAAGCGTTGAACAAATCACAAAACGTCTTAGATATTAACAGCGGTCTAAATCAATTCGGTACACCAACGAGCTGGAACACTTTTGAAGGTGTGCCATTACGTCGTGTCGACCAGATCTTAAACACAGAAGCGAGAGTGGTGTAGTCATGGCTTATGTAGACAACAACTTATTATTATCTGGCTCGATCTCATCGACCGGTGCAGTCGCAGGACAAACCGTATTCAGTGCGGGTACTTCGGTACTAAGCACGAACACAGTGGACCTCGGTGTGGCTCGTGACATGGGTGAAGGCACTGATTTATTCGGACGCTTTGAATATACAGTCGCAGCGGTAGGCGGCACATCCATCGAGATGCAAGTGATCTCGGCTACTGATGCGGCCTTAACTACTGCGGTTACTGTATTAGGCACAACTGGCCCTATTGCTGTAGCGTCTTTAACCATAGGCTCGCGTTTTGCTTGTGACATCAACCCACAAATTGGCTCTAAAGGTCAGCGTTATTTGGGTTTACGTTATATCTCTGTAGGTACAACTACGGCTGGATCGGTTTTCGGTGACTTAGGTGCTGAAATCCAAGACGGCCAAAAGTTCTATCCTAGCGGTTTTGCACTTTTATAAGGAGGCTTTATGGCACGTTACAAAGTATTGGTACAAAGTTTTATTAATGATGCGTTAGTCGCAGAGGGTGACATCATCGAGCTTGATGATAAGGCCGAAGTCGCTGACAACTTAGAGTTGATCGTAGAACCTAAAGAACCAAAGAGTTAAAGACCATGCCCCCTGCTAGCGTGGGGGGTTTTTCTAAGCAAAAGAGTCCATCCCTAATGATCGAGATTATTCAATTTACCACAGGCATTATGGATGCGCTTTCAGCTATGTTGACTAGCCTATCAACACTTATTCCTCAAATTATAGCGGGTGCTTCTGTACTTGCAGCCTTTATGCCTCCTCCTGATGGTGAGTCAACCTTGGCAAAGGTTCACGCTGCTATCAACTGGATAGCCTTTAACTTTAAGCACGCGACCAATAGGCCGGCAGAATGATCTATGCGCTACTTATTATAGGCGTCTTTGGTTTTGGTGCTGGCTTTGGCGTTGCTTACAAAATAGACAGCGCTGCTATTAGCGAGTTACACCAGGCTATTCAAGCTAGTAATGAACAAGCAACTAGCGCATTAGCTAGTAGTCAAGAACGAGTAGCACAAGCTCAGGCAGCTGCTAAAGATGCAAACACTAACTTGGAATTATCACATGCCCAGTCAATTACAACGATCAATGCTTATCACGACGCTCTTAAGTCTAAGCGCTTGTTCGACCCCGGTGCTAAAAACAGTGATTGCACCGTGCCAACAAATTCAGCTACCAGAATCCCTGCTCACTCAGCCGAACCTACCGAGCTTTCAGCAGGACTTACAGACTTTCTTTTATCCCAAGCCCTCGCAGCCGATCAAGTAGCTGTGTACGCACAATCATGCTGGTCATTCGTTAATCGTAATTGTGGGATAGGAAAATGAATATTGATAGGGATGACCTGCGATTATTGCTTGAAGAGATACTAGAAGATAGATCGCATGTCGATCAACAGCTTCATGTTGAAGAACACGAATGGATCAGAGGGCAGATTAACTTACAGCGCGCTCGCAAAGAATTAATGTGGGAAGCGGCTAAAACCCTCACACAGTGGTCAGTCTTAGGTATCGCTGGTGCTATCATTTATTACCTACAAACAGGACACTGGTCTAGCTAATGACAATACAAAATACAACGATTCGGAAAGCCGGTCCTAGTCTAGGCAATGGGATTAATACTTTATTTCCTTTTACTTTCAAAGTATTTGTTACTACTGATGTATTGGTTACTTATCTTAATTCAGTATCGGCGCAGTCCTCTTTGGTATTAGGATCTGATTACAGTATTAGCTTAAATGCAGATCAGAATGCAGCTCCAGGTGGCGTTGTTACTTTGTTATGGGCGCCAGCAGCAGCTACTTATATTACTTTGACGTCTCAAGTCGCAAATACACAAAATTTAGCATTAACTAATTCAGGTGGATTTTATCCGCAATCGATTAATGATGCACTAGATAGAGTCGTTATTCAGGTTCAACAACTTGCTGAGCAAATGAGCAGAACCTTTCAGATTTCAGTTTCTTCGATAGGTTCGCCAGGTGCTTATATTTCTGATTATTTAGCACAAGCAGCGTTATCTGCTACAACAGCTGCAGCTTATGCTTTAGCTGCGAAAAATTCAGTAGCATCTGTTTCAGCGCTATCAGTAAGCTGCACGTCATCAGGATCTGCGGCGGCGTTATCTGCAACTGCGGCGGCGAATTCAGCTATATCCGCCACAGCGCCATCAGCAATAGCTTTAGCAAACTATATTGATTTATTTTTCCCATCAAGCAAAGCAGTAACATTTACTTCAATTTACGTGAGTGGTGGCTGGGATATGGGTGATATTTCTCAAGCAACATTTACTAATGAATCATCGTCTCGATGTATCAACTTAGCATCAGACGCAACCGCATCTTTTAATTTTGGCACTGTGCCTTAACCCGGAGTTTATATTTTATGTCAGATCAAATACAACGCAGAGGTGGCACAACAGCTCAGCACACTACTTTTACCGGCGCATTACGTGAATTAACTATTGATACTGATAAAAAAACAGTAGTCGTCCATGATGGCGTTACTGCTGGTGGCTTTCCGCTACTGCGTCAAGATTTAAATAATCTCCCTTCTGGGACTGGATTTGCTCCATTAGCCTCGCCTACTTTCACGGGTGTAGTAACAATTCCTTCTGGTGCTAATATTGCTGGATTTGCTCCATTAGCCTCGCCTACTT